GGATTCATATCTTTCTCCATCTTCTCCCGGTTGCATCAATATGTTACGACAGGTACGAAAGCAATATCCGGATTACGATTTAGACCATCAGAAAGAAATCAGTTACGGTCGTTTAGGGAAGATGAGTCTGCCCCGAATTATCGAGAAAATGGGAGAGGTAATCAAAACAAATGTCTATCGGTTGGAACGGATAGCTCGATCTGAAACAACAGCTATTACAGCCAAAGGTCGAGAAATGGCTCTCAAACAACGAGATACTGAAAATAAATATCTTTATGATTGGTTTGGCCCTGATGATTATAGAACTTCAGATATATGTCGAGCTATTGAAAAGCAGGTCCATGAAGTAGGAGGAGGAAAAGGAGTTCCATTACAGACCCTCAAAGAGATTATGAAAGATGTTGTTGATGAACTGAATCCCAAATGGGGTCATCGAGACTGGCTCCCTCATGCTAATTGCAGACGTGTCCTCAGACGAGTGGGAATGGTTGAAGTTTCTAAAACTTTAGAGAAAGCTCAATGTCAAGGCCGACCTCCTTCGATCAAAGGATTTCATCAATATTATTGTATGAATATGAAAATGAGTTATGAGTTCTTTGTAGATAATGAAGGCCAACTTTGGTATGTTGGGGCTACAAATCAAGACCATTCGGATGCGACTCATTCCGTTTCGCTCTCTGATGTAAAGAATGCATTCGGCTGGAGTGGAGTTAACATTAAGGATGGAAGAGGTAAGTTTTAGTGATTGAGATTAAGGCAGATTTGAATCTTCAAAGAATTAACTTCCAGGAGGCTGCTTCTGAAACGGTGAGAAAGTTCATGGAAGATGTCTTAGACAGAATTCTAGCTTTAGCATTAGAAAACTTAGCCAAAAATGAATCATGGGTAACAGGGACTCTTGCTCAATCTGGAAGAGTTGAAATGGAGAAAAAGCTTTTAGAAGGGGAATTAATTTTTGGAGCTCCTTATGCTCCTTACGTAGAGTTTGGAACACGTGCTCACAGAGCTCCTCTGGGGCCAAGCTTACCTTACGAAATTGAACGGAAAAAAGGAAGAGAGAATATTCGACTTATGGGTGTGCCCGATCCGACATCTAATCCTCTGGATCATTGGGCTTGGAGAAAAGGTGAAAGGGAAATCAAGGACTTCGAGAGATATGGAGTCCATACAACATTAGGTTTTGCGGTCTGGGCAAAGATCCTCGAACGGGGAAGCGATCCTCACCCATACTTAAGGCCAGCAATCGACGCAGTAAAAAGGGAAATTCCCCGTATTGCAAAACGATATGGATTAGAATTTATAGCATAAAAATAAAGAAAAAAGGATGAATGAAATTGGCAGCAATTGCTTTAGGTGAGAATAATATTATTTCTAAAGGAGAGCTACTTCGAAAGTTAGAATGTTCAGCTAACATTGATGAAGAGCTACTCAAAGCCCTTTCTATCCCTCTGAAAAAATCGCTTCTTCCTGAAGATTGGGTTGAATACGCAGCTCTCTGCAAGTTAGATGGAGAATCTCATAAGGAAATCATGGAAAAAACAGGTTATTCTGATTCCTGGATTAAAAAGTATGTGAATCGAAAAATTAAGGAAGATACCCAGGTAATACCTGTTGAACCTGAAATAGTTACCATTGATGACATTTTACAAGCTAGACATATCCATACAATTTTGGATTTCTCCTTGGGAGAGCTGAAAAAAGAAACTCGCAGGTTTTCTGGTTGGGGCTCTGTCGAAGTAAAAGATTCCCAAAGTGATAAACTTCCCATAGAGGCTCTCAAAAAGATAATGCCCATCTATATGCAAAGGGGTGCTCCAATAATGTTTGGGCACTCTAATAGACACGTTGGAAAGATTCTTAAGTATGAATTTCGTGATAAAGAGGTTGATGGCAAAAGCATACCTGGCCTATGGTTAGAAGGAATAATATTCTCCAATTATAAGATAGATGATCAAGCCTGGGATTCGATCCAACTTGCTAAACAAACTGGCAAAGCGGTCTTATCTTTAGGTGCTACCCCTCTTGGAGTGCCAAAGTTTGAATGTGCTGGCAATGAATGTTTCAGAAAATTTGATGATCTGCAAATCTACGAATTTACTGTGACAGATCTAGCTCGTGGACAACAAGGGGCTAATCCAGAGGCCACAATTGAAATGGCATTAGCTAAAAGCTTGAATCTAAATCAAGAGGTATCAAGTATGAATACCAAAATTGAAAAAGGCATTCCCCTCTCAAGATCAGCTAGTCAATCAACGGTCGTTTGGAAGCCCGAATGGGGTCAAATGCAACGTGAATATCCTAAAAAAATCCAGCAGTTTGAGAGACAACTTGCAGCTAAAAAAGATGAAGCTAAACGATCCAAATCTGAAATGGATTCAATAGCTCGAGATTATCAAAATAAACTCAAAGCATTTCAGCGAGATGCAAAACAACGAGAGTCTACTTATGATAAAGAAATTGCTGTAATTGAGGAAAAAATCAAGAATCTCAAGGAAAAACTTGCGACAATTGGAAAAGCTGACAAAGAACTCGCTCAAGAAACTGCAACTGAACTAATAAAAGCTATCGATGAATGGAATCAACTCACAAATCCCCTCGGATCGGTTGTTGGTGGCCGATTGCTCAAGATGGAACAGGAAAAAACACTACCTGCTCATAACACTGAATTAATAAATTTAATGTTAAGTTCATGTCCTAGCTGCCAATCTCAATATAATACTTTGCTCAAGTCAGGATTGTCTGAGGCTGAGGCCAAGGATTCACTGCTTGGAGAATTGATGAATGCTTTAGAAATTGCAAAGGAAGAATATAATGAAATGAATGAAGTAGATAAAGAAGGAGAGACTGACCTTGCGGCTGTTCTCCAACAGTTAGCCAAAGGTCAGCAAGAGATTATTGCTCTCCTAAACAAACAAGGTGAAAAAGCTCCTCCCTCTGAAAAAGACGAAGAGGAAGAGGAGGAAGAATCCGACTCTGAGGAAGAATCCAAAGCTGACAAAGAGGAAGACAAAGAGAAAGAACCTGTTCTGACTCTCAGCAAGTTTAATCTTGATCAGGACTCTTTTGCAGAGTTAGCTAAGAAAATGGGTTATACACGCGTAGGGCAAGGCCCCGCTCCAGTTATTACTCCTGAACGAGAAGTAACTAAAGGCAATACTGGTCAAAAATCCAAACTTCCTACTGTAGAAGAGAATTTGGAAGCCATGAGGCGATTGGACTTTTCTAAATTGCGAGGTGAATAAATTGACAATTGAATTAAGTATCCAAGATCTAATGAATATCACCTATGAAGGATTATATGCTCAAACATTTTTCAGTATGAATCCAGCCTTCGGAATGGCTGGTAAAACTCCGTCAACCGAATTGGGTTCAATTACTGCATCAGGATTAGGAGCAAATCTTCAAGGTCCCCCTGAACTTCTGAAAGCAGACGATCCATTCTTAACATCAAAAACATCTTTTTACAATCCGATTTATGGAAAAGCCGTCACAGACTGGTTGAACCATGAATCCGATGTATATCGATTGCTCAGAAAAGAGACTTATCAAGAAAAAGGAGATTCTCTTCGAATAATCACAGCCGATGCTACTAACTTCTACGGACAGTTAGAAACAGCTTCAGCATTGGGAGAAACAGACATCCCTGATCTACTTGAATTATCTTATACTGATCCAGCAGTCATGTATAATCATTGGGATAGCTCTTTGATTGCCCAGCTTAAATCTCGCTGGTCAGATTCTCCAAATCAGAATGCAGCCGAATTTTTCAAAGCTTATTTTGCGTTAAAACATGCAAGTGATATTAATGCAAAATTACTTTATGATACGAATACTCTCGCACGTGGTGGGGGAAACTTCGATAATTATATTGAGAGTATTGATCGGGTCTGTTCTGATAGTGCTGAGGAAGCTCTCTTGGACGCTGGAGATTGTGATATTTATGAGCTTGATCGATCAAATAATGAAGGTGAAGCTTATAACGACATCAATGGAGGCACATTGAGAAACCTCCAATTGGGATTGTTAGATGATATGATTGCAGACTGCAAAAAATACAGTCTTGGCAAGAATTTCATACTGCTTACTGATGAAACTCAGTTAAATACGATCCAAGCTCTTGATGGAGTAAAGCAACGCTATAATTCAGGTCAGTCTCCCTGGAAAATTGATACTGTGAATGGGGTGCAAACTCGAAAGGGACAGGCCATTGGCTTCTCTGTCAGTTCCTATGTTGGGGCTGGAATTGAAGTTCCTATCTTCACAAGTAAGGATGTCCATGCTGAATCTGGAGGTAATGGAAACATCTATCTTTTAGATACAGATCATATTGCTATCCGAGTAGCTCTTCCCACAGTATACATGAGTACTGAAAACATGCATTTCTTGTTATTAGATTCGTTTAATTACAAGTATATGTATCTAACAGTCGCTCAATTATGTGTAGATCAATTTAATTGTCATGGAGCAATTAAATATCTTTACTAAACTCTCCCTTCCTTTTTTTTTAAAATATTAATATTA